TTCACTAGAAAAAAACTTGATAGCAATGAACAAATTGAGGAAATCGTTGGACTGGATACAACTATTGACTGGAAAAACACAGGAGACAACTCCTATGATGGAGAGAAGCTTGCATTACTTGTACACGATGAAGCAGGTAAATGGGAAAAACCAGAGAACATATTAAACAACTGGCGGGTTACAAAAACAACATTAAGATTAGGTAGTAGAATTATAGGTAAGTGTATGATGGGATCAACATCAAATGCTTTAGACAAAGGAGGTAGAAACTACAAAAAAATATACGATGACTCAAACGTTAGTAAAAGAAACCGCAATGGACAGACTCGCTCAGGATTATATAGCTTGTTTATACCTATGGAATGGAACTACGAAGGATACATTGATTCTTATGGATACCCTGTCTTTGAAACTCCAAAATCCAAAACTAAAGGCGTTGATGGTCAAGAGATTGAAATTGGCGTCATTGAACACTGGGAGAATGAAGTAGATGGCCTTAAGGAAGATCCTGATGGACTTAATGAGTTATACAGACAATTTCCACGCACAGAGAAACACGCTTTCAGAGATGAGACTAAACAGTCTTTATTTAATCTTACTAAAATCTATGAACAAATAGATTATAATGAAGATTTAAAACATTCAGGCGTAGTAACTCAAGGTAATTTTCAATGGGAAGGTGGGATAAAAGATACTAGGGTAATTTTTTCACCTAGTAAACAAGGTAGGTTTTTAATTTCTTGGACACCAGAAGTTGGTCAACAAAATAGAATCATTATTAAAAATGGAACTAAACATCCTGCTAACGAACATATGGGAGCTTTTGGTTGTGATTCATATGATATATCTGGAACAGTCGATGGTAGAGGTTCTAAAGGATCTTTACATGGATTAACTAAGTTTACAATGGATAATTGTCCAGCTAATTTATTCTTTTTAGAATATATATGTAGACCTCAAACAGCTGAAATATTTTTTGAAGATGTACTTATGGCTTGTGTATTTTATAGTATGCCAATACTTGCAGAGAATAACAAACCAAGACTATTATATCATTTTAAAAGAAGAGGTTATAGAGGTTATTCTATGAATCGACCTGATAAAACAATGCACAAATTATCAATTACAGAGAGAGAAATAGGTGGAATACCTAATTCAAGCGAAGATGTTAAACAGGCTCATGCTGCTGCTATTGAATCTTATATTGAGATGTTTATAGGTTACAACAATGAACAGTATGGCACAATGTATTTTCAAAAAACTTTAGAAGACTGGGCTTCATTTGATATTAATAATAGAACAAAACATGATGCATCTATTAGCTCAGGGCTAGCTATAATGGCATGCAATAAAAATAAATATAGACCCGTAGCTGAAGTTGTTAAAGAAAAGCTTAATTTAAGTTTTTCTAAATACGATAACCAAGGTAATGAATCAAAAATAATTAATAGATGATTAACACTAATGTTACTAACAGTGCGTTCCCAAGTCAGGTGGTACCTGAGGCGGAAAAGAAAACTTTAGAATATGGGTTGCAAGTTGGGCAAGCTATTGAGTATGAATGGTTTAGGGGTGGAAGATTAAACAGTGGTAAATGGAATCAAGGATATACTAATTTTAACAGACTACGTTTATATGCTAGAGGTGAACAACCTGTACAAAAATATAAAGATGAATTATCTATTAATGGTGACTTATCTTATTTAAATTTAGATTGGAAGCCAGTACCTATTATACCTAAGTTTTTAGATATAGTTGTAAACGGTATAGCATCTAAAGATTATGAAATAAATGCTTATGCTCAAGATCCCTTTTCACAACAACAAAGAACAGATTACGCTGAAGGATTAATGCAAGACATGCTTGTGAAAGATCAGGCTTTAAAATTAGGTGAAGCAACAGGTATGAATTTTTTGCTTAATGATGAAAAAGATATACCGGAAAGTGATGAAGAATTAGAAATACACATGCAGCTTAATTATAAGCAAAGCATGGAAATAGCACAAGAAGAAGTTATAGATAATGTTTTAGCTTTTAATAAATTTCAATTAACTAAAAAAAGAGTAATTGAAGATATAGTAACTATAGGAATTGGAGCTATTAAAACACAGTTTAATAAATCTGAAGGTGTTATAGTAGACTATGTAGATCCTTCTAACATGGTTTATTCATACTCTAATGATCCTAATTTTGAGGATATATGGTATGTAGGTGAAATAAAGTCTTTAACTATACCTGAAATTAAAAAACAATTTCCTAGTCTTACTATAGAAGAACTAGAAAGTATGCAAAGATATCCTGGTCGTCAAGGTTATATTGCAAATCCAAATTATGATAATGATTTAATTCAAGTTTTATATTTTGAATACAAAACATATGTGGATCAGGTTTTTAAAATTAAAAAAACAGACCAAGGCTTAGAAAAAACATTACAAAAAGAAGATTTTTTTAATCCACCTGAAAGTGATAATTTTGATAGGGTATCAAGAAGTATAGAGGTTTTATACAGTGGGGTAAAAGTTATGGGTGTTCCACAAATGATCGAATGGAAAATGGCTGAAAATATGACTAGGCCTAAAAGTGATTTAACTAAAGTTAATATGAATTATGTTATATGCGCTCCACATATTTACCAAGGGCGTATTAATTCTTTAGTAGGTCGTATGACTAGTTTTGCTGATATGATTCAATTGACATCATTAAAATTACAACAAGTAATTGCAAGGATGGTTCCAGATGGTGTGTTTGTAGATGTTGATGGGTTAGCAGAGGTTGATTTAGGTAACGGAACTAATTATAACCCACAAGAAGCTTTAAACATGTATTTCCAAACTGGTAGTATTGTTGGTAGAAGTTTAACACAAGATGGAGATCCTAATAGAGGTAAAGTACCTATACAAGAACTGCAATCGTCTAGTGGTAATGCAAAAATTCAAGCATTAGTAAGTACTTATCAATATTACTTACAAATGATAAGAGATGTAACTGGTCTTAATGAAGCAAGAGACGGAAGCTTACCAGACAAAGATGCTTTAGTTGGTTTACAAAAAATGGCTGCTAATGCTTCAAACATAGCTACAAAACACATATTAGATGCTAGTTTATATTTAACTTTAAGAGCTTGCGAAAATATATCATTAAGAGTAGCGGATGTTTTAGAATTTCCTTTAACGAATAACGCTTTAAAATCTAGCATTGGAAGATTTAATACAGCTACTTTAGATGAAATAAAAGATATGCATTTGTATGACTTTGGTTTATATTTAAACTTAGAACCAGATGATGAAGAAAAAGCCATGATAGAACAAAATATTCAAATGGCTTTACAACAAAACCAAATATATTTAGAAGATGCTATTGATATAAGAGAAATAAAAAACATATCTTTAGCTAATCAAGTTTTAAAATACAGACGAATTAAAAAACAAAAAGAAGATCAAGCCGCTCAAACAGCTCAAATACAAGCGCAAGCACAAGCTAATGCTCAAGCTGCTGAAGCTGCTGCCATGAGTGAAGTACAAAAAAACGAAGCTATGACTCAGTCTAAAGTTCAGATTGAACAAGCTAAATCTCAGTTTGAAATACAAAGAATGCAAACAGATGCTCAGTTAAAAACTCAATTAATGGCTGAACAGTTTCAATACGACTTACAATTAGCTCAAATGGAATCAACTAAAATTAGCCAAAAAGAAGCTGATATTGAAGACCGTAAAGACAAGCGAACAAAACTACAAGCAACCCAACAATCTTCGATGATAAATCAAAGACAGAATAACGGGTTACCACAAGACTTTGAATCTGAGGGAGAAATTCCTACAGAATTTTAGTCATTTTTATTAATTTTTATTATATTATATTATGTCAGAACAAGAAGTAAAACAAGAAGGGTCTTTTAAGATTAAATCTAAAAAACCTAAACAATTGGTAGAAAACGATATTATTAAAATCGATTTATCAAAACCTAAAACAGAAGCAGATGCCATTCCAGTCGGAGAAACAAAGAAAGTGGTTGTGGGCGAACAAACCGGAGATAGCCCTAAAATGGACGAACGAGTACCAGAGCCCAACCCGGTTTCTGAAATTAAAGAAGAAGAAGTAATAAAGCCTATTGAAGAAGTTGTAGAAGAAGAAATACAACAAATAGGTGAAAAACTAGATGAAAAGCTTATTGCTCCAACACCTGAAGAGGTGCGAGAAATAGCTAAACTACCTGAAAACATTGAAAAAGTTGTAGACTTTATGAAAGAAACAGGTGGTACGCTAGAAGATTATGTTAGATTAAATGCTGACTATTCTAACGTAGACAACGATACTCTATTAAGAGAGTATTATAAACAAGCTAAGTCACACTTAGATTCAAATGAAATTAACTTTATGATTGAAGATAATTTTGCTTTTGATGAAGAAGTAGACGAGGAGCGTGAGGTTCGACAAAAGAAACTCGCGTATAAAGAAGAGGTTGCAAAAGCCAAAGGGCATTTAGAAGGTTTAAAAAGTAAATACTACGAGGAAATCAAGTTGAGACCCGGAGTTACTAAAGACCAACAAAAAGCTATGGATTTTTTCAATCGTTACAATGAAGAGCAGGATGTGGCTCAACAACAACATGAAGATTTTAAATCCAATACTAACAAGTATTTCTCTGAAGAATTCAAAGGTTTTGATTTTAACGTAGGGGAAAAGAAATTTAGATACGGAGTTAAAAGTCCTAATGAAGTTGCTACTAAACAATCTAATATTACCAATACAATTAAGAAGTTCTTAGATGATAAAGGAAATGTAAAAGATGTTAAAGGTTATCACAAAGCTATGTATGCTGCTGACAATGCTGATACTATTGCAAAACATTTTTATGAGCAAGGTAAATCCGATGCTACTAGAGATCTTATTGCAAAATCTAAAAACATAAGTAATGAAGTTAGGTCTACACCTAGTGACGTTTTTGTTGGTGGATTAAAAGTTAAAGCCGTTAGTGGTCTTGATTCTTCAAAACTTAGAATTAAAAAGAAAACATTTAACAATTAAAACAATTTAAAAATTATGGGAGTAATAAATCCCGCGTTTGGTAGTTTAACTCCATCCGCACAGCAACTTGCGTTGCAAAGCAATTATCTAGCATTTAATACAGCTGCGGCTGGTGCTAATGACTTCGCTCAACAATACCTTCCTGAGGTATACGAAGCGGAAGTAGAAAGATACGGAAACAGAACGTTATCCGGATTTTTACGTATGGTTGGCGCTGAAATGCCAATGACATCTGATCAAGTTATTTGGTCTGAACAAAACAGATTACATATCTGTTATCAAAACTGTAACTTAACTGCGGCTGGTGCCTTTACAATCACTATCCCAACTAATGCTACTGTAAATCAAACTGCTGCTAGAAATGCTATATTTCCAAATGATACTATCGTAGTGATGAACCCTGCAACGGGAGTTACTATTAAAGGTATTGTTGGAGCTACAGCCGTAGCTGCTGGTCCTGGTGTTACAACAGTAACAGCTTATCCTTTCCAAGTAGCAACTTGGGCAACTGTAGGAAACGGAACAAATAATTTAAAAATGTTTGTTTATGGTTCTGTATTTGCAAAAGGAACAGCTGCTCCTGCTCAAACAGGTGGTGCTATAAAATCGATTGAACCTAGGTTTACTCAATTTTCTAATCAACCAATTATCATAAAAGATTCATTCCAAATTAATGGTTCTGATATGGCTCAAATCGGTTGGGTAGAAGTTTCTACTGAAGATGGTACTGGAGGTTATTTATGGTACTTAAAATCTGAATCTGAAACAAGATTAAGATTTGATGACTACTTAGAAATGAGTATGGTAGAAGGTGAGCAAGCTGTTGGTGTTGCTGGTGCTGCTGGAGCGGATGGTTTTGTTACTGCTGCTGCTGCTGGATTAGTTCCAGGATTTAGTGCTGCTACTTTAGCACATGGTACTCAAGGTTTATTTTCTGCTATTCAAGCAAGAGGGAATGTATTTACAGGATTCTCTGCTGGAACTGGTATAAGTGATTTTGATCAAGTTCTTAAGAATTTAGATACTCAAGGGGCTATTGAAGAAAACATGCTTTTCTTAAACAGATCTCTTGATCTTGATTTTGATGATATGCTAGGACAAATTTCTGCTGGATTCTCTGGTGGTGTTGCTTATGGTTTATTTGAAAACTCTCAAGATATGGCTCTTAATTTAGGTTTCTCTGGTTTCAGAAGAGGTTCTTATGACTTCTACAAAACTAGCTGGAAATATCTAAATGATATGTCAACTAGAGGTGGTGTCGCTGTTAATAACATCGATGGTGTATTAATACCTGCTGGAACTTCAACTGTTTATGACCAATCACTTGGTACAAACATTAGAAGACCATTCTTGCACGTTAGATACAGAGCTTCACAAGGAGATGACAGACGATACAAAAACTGGATCACTGGATCTGCTGGAGGTGTTTACACTTCTCAGTTAGATGCAATGCAGGTTAACTGGTTGTCTGAAAGATGTCTTGTTACTCAAGCTGCAAATAACTTCGTGTTATTCCAAAGCTAGAATTACTTTAAAGTTTATCCCTGTCTTATCGGCAGGGATATTCTTTATTTTTATTAATTATATTATATTATATCATGTCAAAAACAAAAGAAATAGCCCCTAAATGGGAGATAAAAGATAGAACATATATCTTAACACAAAACAAATCACCCTTAACTTTTACATTAGGGTCTAAACATACATCTCGATATCCATTATTATGGTTTGATGAAGCCTCTGGAGGTCAACGAGAATTAAGATATGCCACTAATCAAAATTCACCGTTCATGGATGAACAAAAAGGTGAAGCAACATTAGGTCATATTGTATTTGAAAATGGAGTGTTAGTTGTAAACAGAACTTTACAAAACTTACAAAAACTCCTTTCATTATATCATCCAAAAAAAGAAATTATATTTACTGAATTTTCTAAAGAAACAGAAGCTGTTGATGATCTTGAAGAAATTAACTTAGAATTAGACGCTATGAATGCAGCTAAAGCTATAGAGATTGATCATGCCGAAGCAATATTAAGAGTTGAAAAAGGCAGCGAAGTAAGTAAAATGACTTCTAAAGAAATAAAAAGAGATTTACTTATAATGGCTAAAACAAATCCTAAAGCATTTATAGACATCGCTAACGATGACAACGTAGGATTAAGAAATGTAGCTATTAAAGCTAGAGAACAAGGTGTAATTAAGCTATCACAAGATCAAAGAACTTTCAATTGGGGTTCAAATGATAGAAAATTAATGACTATACCTTTTGATGAAAACCCATATTCAGCAATGGCAGCGTGGTTCAAAACTGATGAAGGTGTTGAAGTTTTCAAAACAATAGAGAAAAAGTTACAATAATATGTAACTATAATATAGTGAAGGGTCACTTCTGTGGCCCTGTCATTATTAACTAAAATATTAAAATGGCAATAAACGTAAATAACATATATCAAACCGTTTTATTAATACTGAATAAAGAACAGAGAGGTTACATGACACCTGTTGAGTTTAATAAAATAGGTACTCAAGTTCAATTAGAAATATTTGAAACATATTTTGATAGTTTAAATCAGCAAATACGTATTCCACAAACAAACACAGACTACGCAGATAGAGTAGTAAGTCTTGACGAAAAAATCTCTATATTCAAAAGGTTTGATAACACTGTTTATTCTAACGGTAGTTTTTCTATGCCTGTTTTAAGTGTTCCAGCTTCTCAAAGCTTTCAAACAACGGGTAACGCTTCTTATACATTAACAACTATTTCAGCTGAGCAATTAGCAGAGCAATCAACTGTAACTTTAAACGACACTGTAGTAACTAATTATAGTTTTACTAATAACGTTTTAACTTTTACAGCTGGTAGTGTTCCCGCTGTTTCTAAACCAAACTTAGTTGTTTATTTTGGAACTAATTCTAATGGCGCAGGCGCAATGCCTAATAATAATGCTTTTCAAATTGGTTTATTAAATGGTGATGGTCCTTTTCCAATTGGATATTCTATATCTTCTTCAACAGCTACCAATAGTGGTAGTCCAACTGTTTCTACAGTAACAGGGCCTTATGCTGCTGCTGGTGTTAACTATAACCAAATAACTTTTAATGTAGCTCAACCAGCTTGGCAAACTCCAAGTAAAGTAGATGTTATAGGAACTGTTAAGGTTACTAGTACTGGTTCTGGTTTTTACAAATTAGGAACTGTTATTTACAGCAACAATGCTCTTGCACAACAAGAAGTTGAAAGAGTTGATAGAGGTAATTTATTTCATTTAAATTCTTCTAATTTAACTAAACCTTCAACTACATATCCAGTTTATGTATTAGAAAACAATAGAATTATTGTTTATCCACAAACCATACAAACAGGAATAAGCGCTTCATATATTAAAAAACCTAGTGATGTTATTTGGAATTTTACACTTGGAGCTAATGGGCAATACTTATATTCAGGCTCTGGTTCTACTGATTTTCAAATACATTCCACAGAGCAAACAGAACTTGTTTTAAAGATTTTATTATACGCTGGTGTTGTGGTAAAAAGTCCTGAAATAGTTCAAATAGCCGCACAACAAGTGCAACAAGAAAACATAAATCAAAAAAGATAATAAACTATGTCTATACCTAATGGTGGTTTAATCACCGAAACTAACAGACAATATTACGCTGGAGCTCAGCAGTTTTATATAGACACATCGGGTGGAGGTAAAACTTTTACTAGTACTTTCAATACTGATTTAACATTTGGAAGTTCTGATTCATTAAATAATAGTTATCTTTTAAATAATTTTAAAATATTTACAAGTCCCGACGCTTTAACATGGCTTGAGTTAACGCCAACAGCTGTTATATCTAATACAGTTGTACTAGCACCTGTAGCAGGTTTGGTTGTTGCAAATAATCAGACTATGGTTATTTTAGTTGGTGATAATAAAGTAGTTCCAGGTATGCTTATTCAAAATGCAGCAGGTACTACTACTTACGGTTCAGTTGTGTCTGTAACAAGCAATACAACTTTTGTTGTAAATATATTAGTTGCTATTCCTGCAGCAAACCCTGGTACTAGTTTAAGCTTAAAATCAACATCACCATGGGCAATGACTGGAAATGTGGTAACTATAACTTCGTTTTTAGCTTTAGGTTCGTATGTTAAAATACAGATGAACCAAAGTGCTATAGAAAATAATTATGGTGGTTATGAATATACTAGATTAGTTGATGTTATTGATAACTTTTTAATAGCATACGTTGGGGTTGGCAAGCTTTTGTCTAGTGTAAAAAGATCTGATGTCATTTTTCATGCTAAAAGAGGTTTACAAGAATTTAGTTATGATACTTTAAGAAGTATTAGGTCTCAAGAATTAACAGTCAATAGTGCTTTAAGTGTTATTATACCTCAAGATTACGTTAATTATACTAGATTATCATGGATAGACGGCATGGGTGTACAGCATACTATATTTCCTGCAAACAATTTAACAACTAATCCTTATGAAAATCCTATTCAAGATGATGTAGGTACACCTACTCAAGACAGTCAAGACTCAAATGTAACGGGTACTTCTCAAACTGAAGCTGCGTGGGCTGCTAATAATCCAAGAAGAATTAGTGGTGCTTTTTTAAATGATTTTGATAGTGCTAATTTATTGTACAATAGTTTATATGATACAGCTTTAGGCCAAAGATATGGTTTAAACCCTGAAACAAGTCAAAAAAATGGTTGGTTTACTATAAACGAAAGAGAAGGTAGATTTGCTTTTAGTAGCGATTTAGCAGGTAAACTAATAACATTACAGTATGTGTCAGATGGTAATGGATACGATTTAGATATGAGAATACCTAAAATGGCTGAAGAAGCTTTATACTCTCATATGATATATGCTATTTTATCAGTTAGTAGAGGTGTTCAAGAATATGTTATAAAAAGATTTCAAAAAGAAAGAGGTGCTAAACTAAGAAATGCTAAAATAAGATTATCAAATCTTAAATCTGATCAGTTGATTCAGGTTATGAGAGGTAAATCAAAATGGCTTAAATATTAATACATGGCTGAAATTAAAAACAGTTTTCTAAGATCCAAGATGAATAAAGACTTGGATGATAGATTGATACCTAACGGTGAGTATAGAGATGCGCAGAACATATCTGTAGGTAAATCTGAGGCTGATGATATAGGTGCTTTAGAGACTGTTTTAGGTAACCTTATTCAAAGTCCTACTATTAGCCCTGTGCTTCCTAATAATATTAAAATAATAGGATACTTATCTGATGAATATTCGTCAAATATTTATATCTTCGCAACAACATATACTGATTCTAATCCTAATGAAGCCCCTACCTATGCCACGTCAATAGAAAGATGTGTGATATACTCTTGGTTAGCTGGTGCTGGTACTGCTAAATTAATAGCAGATGGTATATTTTTAAATTTTTCCACAACAAATCCCATACAAGTAAGTTTAATAGAAAATTTATTATTTTTTACAGACAATAGAAATCAACCAAGAAAAGTAAACATTAATAATCCAACTGGGTATTACAAAGAAGAATCTCAAATTTCTGTAGCTAAATACAGTCCATATCAAGCTATTAGTTTATTTAAAAAAGCTGAATCAGTTGTTGTATCAAGTGCAAACACAGACAACTGGACAGACATTGTTTCAACAGCTCGTATAGCTAATACGCAAATAGTAGGTGGAGATCTTACTATTACTCCTTCACAACGTTTTGCGACATATGGAGCTAGCACTATTAAGTGTACGGTTAACAATGTTACCGTTGCTACAGATGGTATTACAGATGCTAAAATACTTAGTCTTACAACTCAAGCAGGTGGTGGTGGTGTTTCAGCAAAACAACAATACAATTTTGCTATCAATACAACAACTGCTGTAGGTGATGTATTACAGTTTATAGTTCCAGGAGCAACAAATAGTATTTTATTAACTACTGTTGCTGGCATAGAGGTTGGGATGAGTATAATTAGTACAAGTTCTACTGGAACAGTAAAAATAAAAAGTAGCTTTTATATAACGGTTACAGCTGTAAACGTAGCAACTAAAACAATAACTATTTCCTCAAGTGTAACTGTAGCTCCTGGAGATTTATTTACTTTTCTAACATCAACAATGACTAATGAATCTGCCACACCTAATTGGCCTGGTGATCCAGATTATTTAGAAGGTAGATATGTCAGATTTAGTTATAGATATAGATTTGATGATGGTGAATATTCTATTATGGCACCTTTTACGCAAATAGCATATATACCAAAGCAGAAAGGTTACTTTAAAAATGGTAATGAAGACGATGCTTTTAGAAGTACTATTGTTGAGTGGATGGAAAATAATACTAATAACGTACAGTTATTAATAACTTTACCAGACAAAGCTAGTAACCTAGGTGTTATACCTGCTTCTAAATATAAAATACAATCTTTAGATATTTTATTTAAAGAATCAGATGCTTTAGCTGTAAAAGTATTAGAAACAATAGATTTAAATGGTATAGCGGCTGGTTCTACAAATAATATATTTATTTATAATTATCAATCACGTAAACCTTATAAAACTTTACCTCAAGATCAAACAACTAGAGTATTTGATAAAGTGCCTGTAAGAGCTTTAAGTCAAGAAACAGCAGGCAATAGAATAATGTATGGTAATTTTAGAGATATTTATACAGCACCACTTTTTATTGAATATGATGTAAAGGTTGTTGACAAAGGAAGTAAACTTTCCACAAGTTGGGCTGAATATCCAAACCACACTTTAAAACAAAATAGAAATTATCAAGTAGGTTTTATATTGGCTGACAAATATGGTAGACAATCTTCTGTTATTTTATCGCCAGTAAGCACTACAGTTAGTAATGATTTTTTAGGATCTACATTGTTTCTACCTTATAATAATGAAACAAATCAAGGTACTATAAAAGATTGGTTTGGTCAAACTTTGCAATTATCTATAACAAAACCTATTGCTTCAGGACTAAATGGTTATCCAAATTTTTCAAATGGACAGCCAGGTCTTTATGCTATTCCTACTGGAACAAACGGGTTTGCTGTAAAACAAACACCTGTTACGGTTATAACAGATACTGATTATAAATTTACCTTAGACAGTACAGCATATCCTGGTAATGTTACAGTACCTGTAGAAGGAGATTATTTAAGAGGAGAATATGAGGATTATGTTGAAGTAAGTGGGGCTGTAACCAATGACGGTGCAGCGTTTCCAAGATATACTGTGCCAACAAACGGTAGGGTTAATTCTATTTATGCTAACAATACAACTATAACCTCCTCACCAGATACAAAATTTGCTTATAAAATAAATCCAGTTGGTTGGTACTCATACAAAGTTGTTGTAAAACAAACTGAACAAGATTATTATAATGTTTATTTACCAGGAATATTAAAAGGTTATCCAGATCAAACAGGAGTAGCTGACAACCCACCACCATTCCCAGGTCTTAGTACTGATCCTTTAGGCTCTACATCAAACATTATTTTAATAAATGATAATATAAATAAAGTTCCTAGAGATTTAGCAGAAGTTGGTCCTGATCAAAAACAATTTAGAAGTTCTGTACAACTGTCTGGTAGAGTAGAAAACACACTGACTAATAGTGTTGCAAGTAATAAACAAATTTATCCAGGAATAAAAACAGATACAGCTATTAGTATAGCTACAACAAGTGATTCTAATATGCAGTTTGAGCATCTTAGTGCACAGGGTCAAGCTAATTTATATCAAATAGATACTAAACCTTTAATAGCTAGGTTATCAACTACCGCAGCCATTGGAGTTAGTAGTACTACTAGTAATACAACAAACATGGTTCCGTTTTTAGCTATATATGAAACAGAACCTGTAGATTCTCTTTTAGATATATTTTGGGAAACAGGTACTGTAGGTTTAATAGCAGATTTAAACGCTGATGTTAATACTGGTTTTGACGGACCAGTAAGCTTTACAACTAAAAACTTTCAATTATTAGAAAGTGATGCCTCAGGTCATGCTGTTACAAGTTATTTTTATCCTGTATCTAATGAAGGAACTTCTTTTGACTCTGCATATCCCACAATTGCAGTTATGACCGTTACATCTGTTAGAGATGAAGAGTCGGCTGATGCTTTCTTTACATTGGAACAAGATACTGATAATACTAGTGGAACTTTTAAAGCATATAGAATAAAAACCAACTCTTTGTTTACATATTTACAAGATAGTATAACACAAGATGTTTACACTTTTAATATAACCGTAACTGTAGACGCTGGTTCCTCTTTAGCCCCTGGTGTAGTTCAAACAATATCTTTTCAAGGATCTTTAAGTAATGTAACTCCTTCTTTTGTTGAGTCAACACTACCAACAATTAATATAACAGTAGATCAAACTGGTAGTATTGGTACTGGCCTTACTGCTTATGGGCAGGATACTGAAGCTGTCAACGGAACAAACAGCGCAAACTTAACTACAAACAAAGAAGCAGAATTAAAATGGACTATTGTTTCGGGAAATCCTACGGGTAATGATTCTTTGCCTGCATATAATATTGTTCAAAGTGGAGTAAATGGTGGAAACTTAACTCAACGAGCAAACAACACGCCAAGTGGTCAACATACTTTAGTTTTAAAAATAGAAGATTGCAATGGTACTGCTAATGTTGGTGGTTTAAATGCAAACTTAAATCAAATAATCAACGTTGGACCTATAGCTACTAATTCAGGAATAGGTGAAAATGTTTGTATCAAAGGTCCAGTGAACGCTGCGATTGGTATTCCAGCATTTCCTGCGCTTGTAACAAAAAGAACCGCAACACAAGGTATTACTGGTGTTTGGTATTTAGCAGGAACCGCATTTACAAGTGGTGGAACTGGTGGTTATAATATTAGTAATCTTCCTGTACAACCTAGCACCGCTCAAACTGGTGATGCTTCTTTAACTAATACATTATTTAGATTAGGATCAAGCACTTTAACAAAAGGTACTTTAGCATTTTCGCTTAATTGTGGTTTTCAATGGTCAACAACTCAACCTCCTGGCCCTGCGGGATTACAAGCAAATTTACAATGGAGAGTTTGGCATAGGGCTAACAGCACTTCGGCTTGGGCTGCTGTTGCAGATATAAATAATTATACAATAAATAATTCTCCAACAGGCCAAATCAATTCAGGTGCTATTCAAGTAACATTTAACACGGCGGCTACTGGTGTTCTTGGTGATTTTTATGATCAAAGAGTTTTAGCTTATGATAAAGTAGGAGAATATGCAATAGCTGCTTACAATGCTAACACAACTGTATCATACACACAATCGGAATCGATGACTTGCTGGGTAAATTCTAACGATTTATATTACAGTACATGCGTTATAGAAAACGGTGTTAACATAACAAGTGGAACAGCTAAGTCTTATGAATATGAAATTGATTTAGCAGGAAGCAGTGCTAATTATTGCCCAAATTACATAAGTGGAACTTCAGTATATTCTCACGTTCCATATGGTCAGTATATAACACAGCTTTATTCTTCATCTAATCTTTCATCAATATTTGCAGTCACTGGAGTTGCAGGTGTAACAAATTACAAAGCTTTCGTAACAGCTGGTGCTTCTCCTTATTACAGAAATTCACAGCCTCAAAAATATATTTTTTCAGCTAGATTTTCTACAACTACATCTAAAACCTATGAACCTAGCCCAGCATCAAGTTGTTATGTACAAGCATGCTCTACTAGCGGTTGTAATCCTAATATATATTTATACCCGTTCTCAGCTTAGTAATAATAGTAAAAAATAAGTGATAATAAATTATGGCAGCTACATTAGAAGTAAATTACTTTAATTCTTTCTGGTTAAAAAAAATCAAGAGTATTACAAATATAAAAACTGTAAGCCTGCCAGCTAATGCTAGTGCAGCTAGTGTAGTTAATTTACAAAGCTCTAGTGATAACGTTGGAGCTGGACAAATTGTAACTAAAACACCTCTTGCTTTTTCAGGAACAGTTACTGTTGTATCTGTAGCGGCTAATAAACAAGATATTACTATAAGTTCTAATCAAACAGTTGTTCTTAACGATATACTTAAATTTACAGGTGTTGCTCCGGATGCAAACATACCTCAAGACTACGCGGCAAGTACCACGGATGATTGGTACATAGAAGAAGCTAGAATTAGAGGTGGTTACAACAACATAAGTGTTGACTTTGGTGTAAAAGCTTATTTAGTCGAAGATACGTTTAGTCAGCAACATAGACTTAGTTCATTAATATACTCAGGTATATTTAATTCAAGAACAGGAATTAATGATACTAATCAATTTTCAGTAGCTCAAGACATAACTAAATCAGCAGATCCAGCTAATGGATCAATACAAAGACTATATGCTGAAGATACAAATTTAATTATATTTCAAGAAGACAAAGTAAGTAGAGCATTAATAGATAAAGACGCTATATATTCAGCTGAAGGTAATGCAACTCTTACATCTACTCAATTAGTTGTTGGACAGATAGTAGCTTATGCTGGTGAGTATGGAATATCAACAGACCCTAATAGTTTTGCTGTTTATGGTTATAGAAAATATTTTACAGATAAAAAAAGAGGTTGTGTTTTAAGACTGTCTAGAGATGGTATAACTGAAATATCTTCTTATGGTATGCATGATTACTTTAGAGACAGATTAAGTAACGCTAATAACAACAATGTAGTAGGTGGTTGGGATAATCATAGTAAAAACTATGTGCTCTCGATACAAGACAACAGGTTTTTAGAACCACCTAAAAACGGACAAACTAGTAACGCTACAACTCTTGTAGGTAACAATATTACTTTAACTTTAACTGGTGCACTAACAGGTGTAACAGCTGGAATGCATATTTATTCTTATAATGCAACTGGTCAACCTGAAGGAATTTTTTATGGTATAGTTAAGTCTGTAATTTCAACAACAAGTCCTGCATCTTTTAGTTGTCAAATAGGAGCTGAAATACCTGCTAGTCAAAATATAATATTTTGGAATAGAGGAGTTTATAGTACTTCAGTTTTTGATGAATCAGCATTAGGTTGGACTAGCTTTTTTGATTATAGACCTTCATATGTAACAAGTATTAAAAGCACTTTATATAGTTTTCTAGGAGGAAATATATTTTTACATAACGTACCTAATAAATATGGTACTTACTATGGAATAGCTTATCCTTCAACTGTAACCTTACTTTTAAATGCTAATCCATCTGTTGTTAAAAATTTTAAAACTGTTAATTACGAAGGTAGTGATGGTTGGGCTGTACAAAGCATGGTTGCAAGTTCTGGTGATTTAATTTTTCCAATTAATAAATATGTGTTTCAACAAAGCTTAGCAGATCTTGAACTTCAAATATTTTCTAATACGTTTAAGAAAAAAGAAAATAAATACTTTGCAAACGTTATAAATAATTCAATTGCAACAAATGGTGAAGTTTTATTTGGAGGAGACATATCGGGTATTAAAGGATTTTTCTCTACAGTTAAAATGACAGTAGATAATTCTGTTTATTTCAATGTAAAAAAAGAATTATACGCAGTTTCTTCAAATGTTGTTGAATCATCATATTAAATTAAATTAAATGGATAAGTTAAGCAAATCAACTATAGAATATAGAAAATCTTTAGTTGATTTAGAAAAAGAATTAAAGCATCAAGCATTAAAAAATGACAAATTAGTTATTGGAGACAGTGATGAATTTCCTTTAAAACATACTTTTGCACACGGTATCTACGTAAGAGAAATGAAAATGAAAAAAGATACTTTTGTTTTAGGAAAAATACATCAACATGATCATATATGGTTTCTGTTAACAGGTAAGCTATTAATAGAAACAGCAGAGGGAATAGAAGAATACATTGCTCCTTGTTATGTTAAAGCAACTGGAGGCACACAAAGGTTAATAAGAGCTATTGAAGATTCTATATTTGTTAATGTTCATACAAATCCTAATAATAGTGAAAACATTAAACAACTAGAAGAAGAAATTATAGCAAAAAATTATTTAGAATATGAAAAAAATAAACAACTTAAATCATAGAGTATGTCATTCGCAATAGTAGGTGGAGTGTTAACTGTTGGTAGTGGGCTATTTGGTATGGGTGCTGCAAAATCAAGAGCTAGAGCTGCTGCAATAGAAAAACAAAAACAACAAAGAGAACTAGCACGTTTAGAAAGCAATAGACAAGCTATTATAAACCCTTATTCTAATGCTAAAAACTTAAGCTCTATGGCTGTTGATTTAAGTGGTTCAATAAGTAATCCTTTTGCTAATTTAGGTGTTGCAACTAAAGCTGCTGAAATACAAATAGAACAAGGTGATATAGCACTAGCCAACACTTTAGACACTTTAAGAGCTACTGGATCTAGCGCTGGTGGTGCAACTGCTTTAGCACAAGCCGCTTTACAAAGTAAAAAAGGTGTTTCAGCAAGTATTGAAGCTCAAGAGGCTCAAAACGAAAAGCTTAAAGCTCAAGGTGAGCAAAAAATGGAGATGATACAGATGCAAGAAAAAACAAGAATACAAGGTGTTAATATATCAGAAGGTCAAAGAATGCAAGGGGTCGATGCTGCAGGTAAGCAATTTATGTTTAATGCAAGAGAAGGCAGACAAGTAGCTCAAATGAATAGAGTTGCTGGATTAGCTGATAGAGCTGCTAATCAAGAAATGCAAGCTAATTCTGATAGGACTTCAGCTCTTACAGGTATGATTAGTGGTTTAAGCAGTATAGCTGGTGCCGGTATTTCAAGTGCCGCAACTAAACAAGCTGGATTATTAAGTAATCCAAACTTAGATGCTACAGACCTTGCAAAATATTTATAAAATAAATAACTAAAAATATGGGAGCATACGATAATCCAAATGTCAATGTAGGTGTTGATAGAACATCCGGACAAAATTTAGGTAGAATGATAGCAGGCGTAGGCCAAACTATTGCTAAGTCTATGACTGAGGCAGATAAAATAGAAGCTAAAAGTGTAGCTCAGTATAACAAACTACTAGAGGCTAATAATGTAATTACAAACACAGAAGAAGTTGCTGCTGTTGCTAGAAGTAATAAACTTACTACAGTATTAACTGACAGCGGTATGAAGGGTGCTGATTTAGAGGCATTTCAAAAACAAATAGCAGGTAGTTTAACTAGTTATAAAGATGCTTTAATTAATCAAAAAAAAAATATAAGAAGAAAAACTTATAAAGGAAAAGATGAAGATTTAGAAATAATAAGAAGGTCTGAAAAGTATTATAAAAATTTACCTGATTTATTAAAATCTAATCAAGCGGCTATTAGTACAGCAGATGAAAATAATATAAATGGTGATGCTTCTGCAAACACAAATCCTTTGTTTAGATCTTTTATAGGAATTGGTAAAAAAACTGAAGAAGGGAAGATTGATTATAAGTTGGTTATAAACCCAACTACTGGAGATTATGATATGAACATGATAGCATCTGGTGCTGTTATAGATAAAAACAAAAAATTTTTAGATGAACTTTCAAACGTAGAACGTGATTATGAAGAAGGTGAAGTAATGGAAGTAGAAAAAGACCCTGTAACAAGCTCACCATATACTGTAAGCATGACAGAGCTTGCTGATACTTATAATAAACCAGATAATGAGAATTATAATAGATTTTTTGCTTCTAAAGTTAAAGCAGATAATTTAGTTTTAACAAACTGGGAAAAAAAAGCAAATGATCCAGATAATCCAAGCGCAGAAGGAACCCCATATCAAGCGGGTAGCACTACATTAAAAGAAGAAAATACAAACATTCTTAATGTTACAAGAGGTAGTACATCTGTTAAAGGTGGTACAGAGAACATGGACATTATTGTTCCAGATGCAGCAAATTTGATTGGTTACGCACAAGAAGAAGGTAGTAGATTATGGAATGAAATATCTGGAAGAAGAAATGGTAACATAAGCTTGCAAAGCATGATTCTTAGTGATCCTAATATTACAGAAAAAAACGGTAAATATTTTTATACAGTAGCCGGCAGCGGAGGTGTAATGTATACGCAAAACAAAGAGTTGAGAAATTCTAGTGGCAAATTAACTGATGATACTACTGAAGTAGAAATTTCTTTACCTAAATTTGATTTGTCAAATGAGAAACCAGGTAATTTTACTGAAGAAAGTCAAGTGTCTATACAAAATTATCTTACACACAAAGCTTTTTCTTTAACTGGCGTTTATACAGATCCAAAAGTTGTAAAAGGAAGTGTAGAAAAAATAGATCCACCTGAAACAAAAGAAACTTCCACAAATCAATTTGGCCCAATGATTACTGATTTAAATGCTTATGAAGGGTCAACGATGAGTTCAGCTGATGTTATAAAAAATGTCAACACATTTGAACCTGATGGAACTAGAGCTTTAACATTAGCACAAACAATAAGTTTTTATAAAGAAAACTTAAGTAAAATGAGTGGTGACGACAAAGCAGCTTCTGAAGCAACTATTGAAGAGTTAAATAAGAGTGGTAATAAAAATTCTGTTTATCTTCAAATGGGTAATGAAATGCCTAGACTAATGAATGGTTTTGATAAAAGCGGTAGAATAACAAAACAAAATTATGCAAATAAAATTGTTAATGAATTTGACACAATGACAGAACAAAAAGATTTTAGAGTAGGTACTATAGAAGGAGTTCCTAAAACAAAAGCGCAAGTTAATCAAGGAATCATTAACGCAGAAATGGGTCTTGAAATGGCAACAACACAAGAGGAAAAAGCCATGTTTGAAAGACGTCTCGCAGAGTATAAAGCAATGCAAAAATAATTAAATCAAATATATGTTAACAGAAGAACAATTAGCTCAGTTATCAGAAATTTTGTCACAATCTGATTTAGATAAAGAGCAAAAAAAATCACAATACATTGCGCTAAAAAATGAGTTTTTAGCTGAAAACAAAAGCAATGAGGGAAAAACAAACGATTCACAACCCAAGGGTGCGGATGTGGATCAGGAAAATGCAGCACCCGAGAGTACGGGTTCAGATTCGGAAGCTCCTTCTTTGGATACGTACGAAAAATATAAAAGTGATCCTGATAAATATTTTAAAGAGCTTAAAGATATGCGAAGAGACTATGATACGGTTTCTTATGCAATTAGATCAGATAATAGACAAAAAGAATTAAAAAATAGAAAAGTTGAATTAGAGAAAATAAGTGATTATAAATTAGATACACCTCTTGACAATCCTAATAAAGATTTAAATTGGAAAAGTTTTAAAGAAAACGCGATTAAGAATGAAGATGGTAGTTACACTGGCGCTAACGGAAGGATTCACACAGGAGAAAAAGCTATTTTAGATGCTTATGAAGATATTACTTTTGCAAACAATGGTTTGGATTTTGAGAAAGTAAGAAAAGTTAATGATAATATTAAAAAAAACGAAAAAGATTTAAAATTTATAGGTGATATTTTAAGTAGAGGAACAACCGTTTCTGAGCAAAGAAGAGGAATTGGAGGAATAGACAGAACAGTTGTAGATGAAACCTATCAAGGTACACCAGAAGATATTAAAAAATATCCAGATTATTTTGATGAAAAAGGTAAAATTAAAAAAAATAAAGTAGCCTCAATTCAACAAAGCTTAAAAGATGAAAATGCTGGCTATGAAGATTTTCAAGGTAATTCAGAATATCAAAGAATTAAAAAAATAGCAGATTTAGAATTTGCAGCTGATGTTAACGAAACTCAAGAAGAACTTAAAAAAAATAACAAAATATTAGAAAAAGACATTTCTTTATTAGATGATAAAATGATGGAGGCTTATAATGTTGACTATAGAGGTAGCCAAAAAATTATTGAAAATGTAAATAAAAAATATGCAGAATTAGATGCAGAAATAAAAGCTGTTACAGGCTCTGACTTAAAAAATTTAAATAAATACAAGCCTAAAAATGAAGCTGAAGCTTTTAAATTAAAAGAAATTTTATCAAGAGTTAAAGCTTTAGAAAACTATGCAACTCCATTAAATGGTATTTTAAACCAAGGCCAAGTATTAAATAAACAAATAGCAAATATTACAGAATCTGCTGATAATTTGAATTTAATGTTAGATTATGGTACTGTAGCAAAGATGCGTGGGGAATACGAAAATAATTCTTTGTCTAGTACAATTAATACCGTAAGAAAAGGATGGTTAACAGGACAAGCTAGTGAAGAGTTTAATAAAATTGTTTATGGTATTAATGATCTTGAAAACGATGAGGATATGGCTGAGGCTTCTGAAAGAATAGCTCTAGTAACTGCAAAAAATAATGGTATTTTAACTTCAGAAGTTTACGAAGCTTATATGAATGCAGAAACTATAACTGAAAAAACTGCAATAATAGGTACTAATCCTATACAAATATTAGCTAGCTTAACCGGTAATTCATTAAGTCAATTTTTTTCTACAGGAACTGAAATGATAATCCCTGTTGTTGGTGGAGGAGCTGCCATTGGTGGCGTGTCAGCTGGTTTGCCAGGTGCTGTTACAGGTTTAGGTTATGGGTTAATGACATGGCAAGGAATAACAGGGTTAAGCATGGAAGTTGGTAATGCTTACGCTCAGGTTTTAAATGAAGCTGGTATAGATATGGAAAACCCGGAACAAGTCGTTGAAGGTCTTAGAAATCAAGAGCTAAGAGATAAAGCTAACGATCTTGGTTTTAAAAGAGGTATACCAATTGCTTTAATGAATATAGCTGGTGCTAAAATGGCTGGTGCTTTCGTTGCACCGTTAGCCTCTAGTGCTAAACAAATAGGCTTAGGTCTTGTCAGTCAAACAGTGGTTGAACCTTTATTTGAAGGTGGTGGGGAACTTTTTGCTCAATTATCATCTGGCGAAGGGATAAAGCCAACAGAGATATTTGATGAAATGATAGGTGGTCAGTTTGGAACTGCGTCAAATTTAGGTTTAAAAATAGCAAGAGCTAACATGACAGATCAAGCTCTTAAAACTGCAGAAGGTTTAAGAACAAATTTAAACTCTGTGATCAGCGGTGGATATTCTGTAAAACAATTACAAAAGTTTACTGATGGATTAATAAAGAAAAATGCTATAACAGTAGAAGAGCAAAATCAAATATTAGAAAATGGCTACATAGCTGAATCAACTAAAGAAGCTTTAAAAGGTAAAAGAGCATCTCTAAGTGTTAAGCAAAGAGTTGCTGATTTGTTATCAACTAAAAGATATATACAAGGTAACGATGCGTTGGTTAGCGTTTCTGGTAAAAAAATTAAAGCTATTGATGCTGAAATAGATTATTTAAAAGAGAATGGTAAATTAAAATCTGACGACAAGGTTACTACAATGACTGACTATGTTAGAAATGCTAACAATTCTCTTGAAGGTGGTGTTAATTTTTTAAAATCATTAGATCCTAATTCTAATTTAGAATTAATTACTTTAGATAGCAACACTGATCCAACAAATTTACCTTCTGAATTTGAAAATCAAAAACAAAAAATATTAGATAAATTTGCTTCAGCTAATACATCAGCATATATAACAAAATATGAGCCTGGCAAAAAACAAACCATTTTTGTTAGCTCTGAAAATATTAACTCTAATGCATCATTACAACTAGTAGATGATAGCAGAGCTGCATCATCAGTTAGTGTTGCCCACGAGGTTCTACATGCTGTTCTAGACAGAACCATGACTAAAGATCAAGTTGTGAATATGGGTGAAAAACTTACTACATATTTAGAAGAGCAAAACAATAATGATGGGAAAAATATTTCAGCAGGAGTTGTCACTAAAATAAAAAGTAGATTAAATAATTATGCTAAAAAAAGAGATGAAGTTTTAAATAATAAAAAATCTACTAAAGAACAAAAACAACAAGCCAAAGCGAATTACGCTCAAGAAGTTTTTACAAACATTAGTGATGAAATATCTTTAGGTAATATAAACTGGAATAGGCAAGATAAAACATTTTGGCAAAAAATGGCAAATGATTTAACAGACTTTTTTAAGTTTAACCTAAATATGGGCAATGAAACCATTAATGCTGCTAACATAGAAACAGGAGAACAAGCTTTTGATTTTTTGAAAAATTATAATAAAACATTTTTTAAAGGAAAATTAGGAGCTGGAATAAAAGTAGACGCAAATTTAAGTCCTGGTAAAAAAGGTGCTGGTGAAAGACAATCTGAAGTTGTAGCAAAAAATTCAGAATTAGTAAATGAACTAAAAACTGCTATAGCTCAAGGCAATGAATCACAAATAACAAGTATTAAAAATGCTTTATTCACAAATAATGGAGGTTTAATTAGAGACTTTGTTAACCAAAAGTTTTTTGATGGTATGGGACTATCAAGAAAAGACTTTATTGATGGTGTTAATGATGAGGTTTTGTTTAATATAAATAGAACTTATGATCCAAATAAAAACCCTGAATACGGGGCTTACTTAAGAGAAACATTGTTTGGTGGAGGAAGGTTTGGTGGTGGAAGACTAGGAAATATATTAAAAGCGCTAGGTCAAAACGAAAATTTATTTACATCAGAAGTTGATGAAAACAAGTTAGTAAGTGAACCTGAACCAACACCAGTAGCAAGAGCAGAAAAACCTCAAATTGATTTAGCTAAAAAACTAAAACTTAACGACAAAGAAAAAATAAAAGTTGTAAATGCTGTCATTAAAAC